TATTTGTTCGTCAATTAAAAGTAAATGTAATCAATCTTTGATAAAACGTAAGATTGAAGTTAATAACCTAACTATTAGCATCAAACAATGAATGAAATAAGCTATTATGATGAATTTTCTACGAAATTTTCATCTTATTTAAAATCATATTTGCCTCAAAGCTATTCAGTTCATTTCTCTTGTAACAAAACTTTGGACAATATAATTTTTGATTTGGAGCAACAATCTGGATTAAGTATAAGTGATAATGACACATACATACCAAAATTAAAAGTCGATATTGTATTTTTAATCAGCGGAGATACAATAAAACCAAGGCTTATCTTGATTGAAGCTAAATATCTTAATCAACTTAGTTTAAAAGATTATTCTCAATTGGTTGGTTACTTGCAAGTTGCAAAATCCTATAACTGCCACCTATTGATGATGCATCTTTATTAACCTCACCAAGATTGCTCCTATTAGCTTGAGCGGCGGTGTATACTGGGATTTTTAACAAGCCAGCAATGTCTTTTAAACCTGATGTGAAAAAACCTAACGCTTGATATTCTTGAACATCGCGGAAGCTACCTTGTGAAGATGGAATTTTAATGTAATCAAAGAATAAAGCTTGTATTCCTAATTGCATTTTAAACTTCCTAACAAGAGCAGTTACTGATTCGATTGTAAAGTTTGGCATGTAGATATGGTAATATTCACCAAGATTCATTTCCTCCCGCGCTTTGCGGAGTTTTTCAACCTTATCAACCGCTTTACCGTGAACAGTATCCATTACAAACATTCCGTTCGTTATTTCTTTTGCTGGAATTCCAGTCATACGTGATAGTATGCGGTCTTCCTGTTCGCGGTGACTCATTTCCGTATCAATATACAGCACTGGTATTTTGTCAATAATTCCAAAGTTAGTTGCCCAATTTGTAAGGGTGACACTCTTCCCCGTCTTGCTTTCAGCAACAACGATTATCAAATCACCAGGTTGTCCACCGTTGGTCAGCGAATCAACCTGTACCCAACCAGTTTCCAATCCAGGAACGGTGTCAGGGTGCTCTGCGCGTTTAGATAAGACCTCTTCAGTTTCATCACCCATCTTGTACGTTTCCGTTGAGGAGGACGTATTCACTGATAGGTCGGTTATCTTGCGCTCTAGTTCACCTATAATTTCTGAAGGGTTCAATACCTCGCTCTTATCAGAAAGGACAAAATCCTTTGTTGATTCGCAAATATTAAACACCATTCGTCTAGTATAAGCTTGCTTAACTTTCATACAATAGATATCTAAGTTCTCGCGTATTGCGCGCCCCTCGCTGAGAGTTTGCAAATAGTCTAACCCACCTAATTCTTCAATGGCGCTCTTTGCGCGTGAGTCGCTTAAGACTTCACTTATCGCCATTGGTGTTGGTGGTTGTTTTTTAGAAAACAAATATACCATCGCTTCATAAATATAACGATTAGCCTTTACACCGAAGTGCTCAGGATAAACCTCATTACCTTCAACAGAAATAATTGAATCATTCTCTCGTAAACAAATCGAAATTATATTTCGTTCCGACGTTGGATTGACTATCATTTCTTGATAATTTATTTCCTCCATACAGGAGAAGAGGTGCTTTTTGTTGTTCTGTTTTGCTTAATTTTCTCTCATTTTCCTTTTTTATTTTGCTTAAAGTTTCGTTTATACAATGATTGAAATATCCTATAGAGTACACATCAACAGGTACATGTTCAAACACATAATCTATAACAGATATAATTTCATCTTTTGTATAGCCGTTTTTTAACATGCCCTTTACGGTGTTGATTGAGCGCCCCATATTCGCATCGGGACGCCAACCTTTCATCGTGTAGAAATAAAGAGCTATATCTTTTGCATCAGTAACGTTTATATGGTTATCCGCCATTTACCGTCACCAGTTTTAGCAATTTTATTGTGATGTTCAAGCATTTCAACAGCAGTTGTAATCATACCGCCTGTGCCTGAATATCCAGCTTTTTCTGCTATGCGTGGTATATTGATTTCTACTTCCATATTATCATCACACAATGTTAACATAGTTCCAAGTATTCGTCGCTGTGTTTTGCGCATAAAGAACCCCCTATGATAATTCTATTTTATCTTTAGAAGAAAAAATTTCTTTAGGGTCTTCTCCATTTAGCATGCGTGTTATTTGTTCTGGAGTGTGCTTAGCAAAGTACTCTTCCAAATCAGTCCTACCAGCTTCAACTAAAGCCAATTCCTCTTCGGAAAGCTCATTAGGTTCACTTGATGTGATTCTATACTTTGTTTGCAATCCAGCACCTGATTTACGCACTTTAATGTCGTATGATGTGATATCACCTTCATCTGCGTGCATGATGCGTAATTCTTCGAAGAAATTGTTACCTTGTTCTAACACTTCCACTTGACCAGATGTACGGTTAATTACATTGATTGAGTGTGTTTTTCTTGATGCATAAGGTGGCTCTTCCCCGTTGGCTTTTGCATTTGCAATGATTTCACATACTGGACAACCTTTGCCTAAGCAAGTGATTGAGCGTGATGCGATTGGAATCCAGTGTTGCCAGCGCGAAAAGGGCGCCTTATCCACTACTCTTAAATTTGTGATGCCTGTTGGTAATTTACAAAATGCTACTTTCTTTGAACTTACTTCGCTTCCTACTTCTTCCCAACTCATAATTTGTTCCTCCCGTTTAATATGTTTATTTCGCTAATGAAATCATTAACGTCATGTGCAATAGAGAAAACGTTCCCGCTTTTTATGTAACTCGGAAAAGAATGCACTATTGGAGTGAATACCTTTATGATATCTGTTAATGCTTGTTGATATCCGTTTTGGTAATTAGATGTTTGTGACATTGACTGCCTCCCATTGTTTCAAAAATGCTTTGTTAACCCCGCTTTGAACGCGGTACATTTTATTAACACTTGATATTTTTTTAAAGATTGATTGATGATGTGTGTTTGCAAGATATGCATAAGCCTCAATTGTTGCACCTTCAGCGTAGCGAAGATTAATCAAATCATCAAGTGAGTTAAAATCCAACATAGTTATATTGCTTATAACCCTATGTTGTTTATCAAGCTTATGATTTGAACCTAACAAAGATAAAGAGCAATCATGCATGGTGTCTATTATGCGTATATAATGCTCGAAATGCTTTACATAATAAAGAGAACCATAAACTACACAATTTCCTTGACGCTTATTATTTGGCTTTGCGCAGAAAGTATCTTTCCCGCTTTTATACATTTTGCCAAACATGATAGTGTGGTTTACAAATGTTAATTGTAATTTTAACTTCTCTTGCAAATCAGGGTCTTGTAGGTTTCCAGTTAGAAACACTAAAGCCTCCATATTAAACCTCTTCCTCGCTTACAGAATCATTCATAGCGTTAACTGCTGATACTGTTGTTTTGAGTACTCTTTTTAATATCGAGACTTCATCTTTAAGAGACTTAACTTTAGCGTCATATAATTCCTTTTCGACAGCTATTTCAAGTTCTTTGGTTTCAATTTCTTGTTCAAGAGATTGTGCTTGTGCTTGTAGTATGCTCATTTGTTTACACCTCCTTTGATTTATATTGTTGACGCGCCCACCCGCCCAGACACGTTGTCAATCGACCCTAAAGAACGATTGTTCCCGTAAATAAGTTCATTTGATGTGAAGTTTTTTAGAATATATACCACACATGTCTAACCACTTTGATATTGTTGGTCGACTAACATTAAGTATAGCAGAAATATCGCGTTTGTCAAGGTCTTTTATGACATACAAATCATGCAATATAACGTTTATGTCTGCGCCGAAGCGCTCCTCCACATCAATAACTATTTTTGACTTACTTTGCATTTGTTTCATTATTTGCTTCCCTCCAAAATTGTGCCTCTGGGCTTGGGCAATATAATTCTATTTCATCTTCTCTTAAAAAAAGACTAGCCTCACCATTGTTTCTTTGACATATTACTATTTTATAATTTGTTCCTGTGACTTCTAATACCCTTAGAATTTCCCCAACTTTTGCGCCTGGGTAATCTTCATTATTCATAACTACTACTAAGTCACCTTTTTTGTACATTATCCATCACATCCTTCCAAAAGGAATCTTCTTTTGATTTTGGAATGAGGCATAAAGAATTTTTCTCACACCACCAACCAGTGTTGGCTTTTCTTTTGTCTATTCCAAATTCAACATGTATTGGTAATCCTGTATTTTTTATTGAGCTAATAATCCCTATTTTACCAACAAGATTTTTATTACCGTCTGGGGGAGAAATACACATTACTTCGTCACCTATTTTAAACACTTTTCACCACTTCCCTCCAAAAATCTGCTTCTGGGTTGGAAATATATAATTGTATTTCTTCTGGCATTAAGTATAATTCTTCGTAATTTTCACCTTCATATTCCCTTTTGCACCTTATTGGGTATTCTACGTCGTTATCTATCACTCTAACCACTTTTAAAATATCACCATTTGTGATTAAATTATAATCTCTATCATTGACAACTATTACAGTGTCTCCCACTTTAAACATTGTTTTTCACTTCCCTCCAAAACTCTTGTTCACCGCTTTCATCGTATAACCTTAAGCTATTTTCTTCGCAAAACCAAAATTCTCTACTTTCGAAATTTACATGAACGGATAGTCGGTCTCGCTCTCTATAACTTTTTACAGTTCCAGCTTTTCCAACAAAACGCTGAGCTCCGTCTGGCGGAGAAATACACATTACTCTGTCTCCCGCGTTAAACATTACCCAACCACCACCGTTCTAAAGCTTCTTTGTTTTTGTTTGCAATGTTCTAAGTATTTTTCTTCGATTTGCCAATCAGCGCCTATGCGCGTGAACATTATTTCATACTCTTGGTTTTCAACCTTCCTTAGAACTCTTCCAATTTCACCAATGATTGATTTTTCTGTGCAAAGTTCATTTACAATAACAACGTCTCCCACGCTAAACACATCATTCACCTACTCCCAGTTGTCAGCTAAGATTACGTTATGTTCTGATGCAATTGATATTACATTTGGAAGTGGAACAGAGTTATGCCAATTTATTAACTGCCAAACTGCTTTTGTTGAAATCTCCATAGCAGTTGCTATTAGGGATTGACTTGTTCCGCACGCGCTAACCGCGCTTTCCGCATCAGAGTAAAGAGTCTTCTCATACTCTCTGATTTGAGATGGCGATGTTGGGTTAATATTATAAATGAAGCCACCTTTTAGGTCCATTCGTGTTTCAATTAACAATTTAACTCCAACTTTTAACTTAATTGCTTTTTCCCATATTTCTTTTCGTGAGGACATTGTATCTGTTAACATAAATACAATACCATTTAACCGTTGACTACCGTCTACTCGTTCGTTATGCGCAGTTATGGTGATTCCTGTAAAGAGTTCTATGTTGTTTGCCAATCTATTTACTTTTGTTTTAGAAAGAAGTTCTCCATTGAACATAACTTCCTTCTTCGCATCAGCTACGCTGAAGAATTGATTCGGAATGTTGTGTTCTTCAACTGTATCAAAATCCCAAACGTGTATATCTTGTATGCCCATTTTTGCAAGCATTAATACAACCCAACTTCCCGTCGCTCCCGCGCCTATTACGTGGACTGGCGTGCGGAACGATTGTACTTCAAATGCTTCTTGTTGTCTTGAATAATTCATAACAATTCTCCTTTTCTTATTTAAAATTATTAGCGTTTATGAAGAACAATTCTTCTTGCGTGGGAGGGACGTGGATTTCTTTTTTCCAAACATAATAACAATGATTTGGTTTCCCTCTTCCGTACTCGCGCCCGTCGTGACCAAAGCCATATTTTTCTTTTATATTAACGTCAAACTCTATTAAATATTGTTCATTTGGTGTATTTTTATCAAGAATTTTTATTACTTTCCCTATTTCTCCATTGGCGTTTTCTAGTGGGTAATGGTCTGAATATACTTTTACTCTATCTCCTATTTTAAGCATATTTCTCCACCTCATTCCAAAAAGATTCTTCAGAGCTTGGATTGCATGATTTTACTTTTGCATTTTCGCACCACCAAAGTCTACCAAGTTTATAATGCGGTGAACTTCTGTGTATTTTGCCCCCGTCATGCCCACAATTATAAAGCTTTCTTATGTCACTTTCAAATACCACTAAAACTTGCTCCGCTTCTTTTTGCTCATCTATTATTATTCCAACTTCTCTTTTTTTCGAACCTTTATTTCCGTAAAACGTTGTAACACTAACAGATACTCTATCTCCTATTTTAAGCATATTTCTCCACCTCATTCCAGAATAGAAACTCATCATTTGGTTTTATAATTTCAATTTCGTCTGGCGCAAAACTCGTTTCCACGCTAAGTCTTAAAATATATCCTCTTATTGGAAATAAATTATCATTAGTAATTTTTTTTACTAAAACAATGTCTCCAATTTTTATATTTGTTCTTCCAGGTATTTTTTTATAACTCTTACATGTTTACCAATTTCAAAATCACTCACTTCCATGATGAGCCTCCTTTCCTTCTTTTAAAAGTCTCTACCTAATAACAATTTTTCTTCTATGTAATCGTTATAATAATCTTTACAGAGGTTATATATTTCTAAAGCTTCCACGTATGTACTTGATGGGAACAGTTGTGATATGTAGGTTCTTGCTTGGTGTATTAAGTCATGCATTCCTATTGCAAGAACTTCCCTTTCACCTATTGCTATTAGAACTTCCTCTATTTCCATTTCTTTTTTTTCTTTTTTTTTTGACCAGTTACCTGGTTCGTAGCCATATCCATCATACGCATCATAAAGCTTTGCGCGCGGATACGCACCCCCGCTATAAGGTGTTGTTTTAAATGGTCTTACTTTTTTAGTTACCTCACCTTTAACTGTTGGTCGTAATGTTTCTAGTTTTGCTAAGTTAACTTCATCTATTTTTGCATATAGATTTGATATTTCTTCTTCTAAAACACTAACTTCTTCGTGAGGAATTATTCTCCATGGAATATCTTCAAAAGAAGTTGTC